ATATTGATTCCTAGAATTTCGTTTGGCACAGGTGCTGTGATTGAAAAATCAGACAAGCCCATGGTACCTTGTTTGAACATTGCAAAGAATCCAGTATTGGCACTGCTAGATCCTTTGTTGTCGTTTTGATACAGGAAACTCACTGGCGATGCAGGTCTAGGAGGTGCTTCATAAATGTTAGATTGCCCAGAGAATGCTGCTGGAACAATTTCAAATGACATAGATGTACCATTGATATTCTTTGAAAAACTGTATATAGGTAGATCAGTGTTTGAACTGTTGATTTTATATTGTTCTGTTAATACACCGTTTATGGTTGAACGATCAGAAGGTTTGCCAAAAATTGTAGCGCCGGGCATGGCTGAATTTAGTATACCGGTAAATTGCTCGTACCAATTTACATTGGTAGGATCATTCCAGGCAATGGTAGTGTTGGCCAAATTATTACCAGTATTGTCAAATACATTTTCTGTAGTAGACAATGCTGTCATTTTCAACAGACCTTGTGCTGGTACATTTCGCTTGGGAATATAACTGATTAATTGTGCCAGACGTAAAATACTGTCACGGCGTTGCGCAGTTTCTAAAAAGTTCTCACGGGCATTTAAGTCAATACGGAAACTTAAATTTTGTCCTAGAAATGCTATCAAGTCAACTAGTGCAATATACTCGCTGCTATCAATGAAATCGTTGAAATCTTCGGGATAATTTTCCTGCAGATACGAAATCAAAATTCGTCGAATAGTATCAAAGTCATAGCTTTGAAAATCTGCATTACGAAAAGATTGGTATATTTTCGTCCAATCTTCAGTGACGAGCAATTTGGTGTTGGTTGATGGAATAGTCATATTGTTATTGTATACCAGTATTTATTTCTTGTATAAACCGAGTATATTATTGCACACTGAGTCCTATATTCTGATCAAATCTCAGAGACATGTTTGTTGACTGATCTGTTCCATTCAACACCAGTGTTGCTTCAACAATATATCCAGTTGGATATTCTGTAAGACTAATTGAAGTTGGAGTGACCCTAGGATCACTTTTGCAAATTGCAGTTATGTCATTATCTAATGCTTCTCGAACATCGGGTGTCAACGGTTCCATCAATAGGTCCCATATGATACTGCCAAACGTAGGATTCATCACACGCTCGCCCTTGCGAGTATTAAATTGATTCAGTATGTCTTGTTTAATCAATTCCAAATCATAAAGTTTAGAAGTGGTGTTTGCAGAATCTAAGCTGCTGAATCCTACATAAAAGTGACTGACTTTTTTAGGTTGTTCAACTACTGCATTTGCATTTGTGATTTGGAGTGACTTGTACGGCATAGTGTATTTATTGTCCTGTTCTAACTGGATTTCCTTGACTATCGGTCAATATGCCTCCGGTGCCAGTCTGTACGGTTTTTGCTGTCAACTGTCCTAGGAAACATTCATAATAACCTTGCTTCCTTGCCTTAACATTAGAAACGTTATTAGCACCAACTGCTCGCATAGCGGCTTCAAAGTATCCAGGATCGTTTGGATCAACTTTGCATCTACGAAGCATGTATTTGACACTAACTTCAGCTGCAATTTCTGGTTGATTCAATAGCTGAGGATTACCAATTAAATCTCGTCCTGTTAAATCTGAATATACTTTATAATTTCCTCTACCTGTAATTTGAATATATCCCCTGCCAATAAATTTGGCACCATCACCTGGTTGTGTATTTCCTAAACCTCTACCCTTAGCAGTGGCGGATCCATACAAAAACTCAGGCAACGAGTTATTAGGATTTCCAGCATATTGTTGTGCTAGTGCTCGATCGCCCTTGAATACTCCAGGAAAAACTTCTAATAATCTATCAGCTGAATAATTGAAATTTTCTTCAACTACTTTCCATCTGGTTTCGCCGCCGGCAATACCCAATAAGGATGCAATAGCATTAGGATTGGTTAATCCATATTTGGCACAGGCTGCTTTGAGTGCAGCAATTCCTTCTTGAGACGAAGGTGCATTGATATCTTTAGCAAACTCAGGAGAACAAGTACCTGGTTGTATTTCAGGTTGATTTGGAGACTCTTGCACGCCAGCATTAGGATTTGGAGGAACGCCTCCAGCAGCACGATCAGACCCAGGTGCAGTTTGTAATGTTACATCAGTTGCCTGCGGAGTAAACTTTGAAGGATTGACGTTTTCGTGTTGTGGCCATGGCTCGTGTGTTGGCACACGTTGCATGATAGTTTTGATAGTTCCCGTGTTGTAAAATTTATCAGGTCCCCATCCGTAAGAAACGTCACGATTAGGCAATGAATAAATTGTCAATAACGGAGGAGTCTCTGCATTGGCAGCAGCAGTGGGTGCCGGTGCAGCAGGACCATTTAAGTCAATCCGAGATCCTACCATAATAACTTGTCCGTTGGCATCAACACCAAACACTCCACCAGATCCAATTTTAAAACTGCTGCCACCAATTAAATTCATGCCACTTGCAGCAGATGCTAATATATTCTGACCAACGTTCAAGTGGAAATCACTTTGTGAGGTAATTTTTGTTGTGTCGCCAATTGCAAGATCAAAATCGTTTCTAACCGATATTTTGCTGTAATCTTCGATAGCAAGCAAATGATATCCTCCAATATTGGTTTCCATATTTTTTACAGAACGCATATGAATATTGCGACCAGCTTCTAAGTTAATATCTCTATCTGCTCTAAAATTAAAATCTTGCTCAGTGTGAATACTAACACTGTCTGTGGCATATATGTCAATCTTTCCATTGCTGGTCATTTCTAACCAAGCAGTGCCTTTGCTGTTGCCTATGTAAATTAGATCCTGACTGTTATGCAGTAATATTTGATGACCTGTACGAGTTCTAATACGCACTAATTCGTTTTGCCCATTGATGTCACCGTCGTCCATTACAAATGTGCTGCCACCTAATCTGCTCACAGGAACTTGTCTTTTTTGTTCATATCCAATCTGTCCTGTTTTTGCGCCCGGACTAGTATCTAACGGCCCAGGTGTACTAATTCCAAACACACCACTTGGCACCTCTCTTCTAGCACTGCTAGATGTTATTCCCCGTACAGTGTCTAACAATAGCCCTTGCTGTACCAAGCGATCAGCAAAAGGATGCACTGGCTTGGGCAGTTTATCAACATTGGGTACATTTAAATTTTGTGTGCTTTTTAAAAATTCTGCAACAGGTAGATTTGTAGTACCATATCTCAGTCTCTGCTCTTGTGTCATTGCCACTACCTGGCTAGATGCAATGCCTGGCACCATGTGATTTTGAAACTGGTCTGGCACACAGCCCATCCAATATCCTTGATTTGGGTCGCCATCAATAAAGATAACCATTACAGTTGTTCCTACATCAGGAGGAACTGCCCACCAACCGTATGATTTTTGAACATCGTTAAAATTACTGCTGTTGTTGCCTTCGTATCTTACAGATGTGACTCCATAAAATGGACTTAGATATCGTACAATATAAGAATCTGACTGATTGTCAATTCCGTTTGATAGATTCTTTCGTAACGATACTTCCAATGCTCCCATGTATGTAGGATCTAAATGGTTTGTAATTTCAGCTAAGAAAGGACCCGGGCTGGGCAACTTTCCTTTTTGTCTAGTTTCAACTGCCATTCTAATTACCTTATCATTATTTTATCAAGAGGACTGTTACCAGAAGTTTTGCTTCCAAACTTTGAGGCCGCCGAACTGCCTAGGTTACCAACTACATTTATTGGGCTACCAGGATATCTATTTTGTAGGGCCAACAACTGACCTTCTTTAGTGCCTGCCAATCCAGTTAGGCCTGCCAATTGACTGTTGGCTGTGAGATATTTAAGCCCCTTGGCAACACTGTCTACAATGTTAGGATTACCGTTGGTAGTTTGTAAAGGATTATTGTACTGAGTAGGTGCTGCCGCTGCTGCGGTCTGTGCATCTTGCGATGTCAATTGATTTTGAGAAACTTCTGAAATATTGTTGACACCAAATGCTCTTGCAAGGGCACGGGCGCCGCCTGCGGCAGAAATGCCACTTAAGAAACTGCTGTCTGGAGCAGGTGCAGGTGCAGTAGAATAAGGTGCAGTTGCTGGTAGATTTTTTAACCCATTAGGACCAAAGCCCTGAAGATTTACACCGTTAGCTGTTGCGATACCAAGATCCGTGTCAGCAGGCACTTGGCTTGCAAGTGCGCTGGTTTGATCAATAATTTTACTTTGTAGATTAGGAGATAATCCTGCCAATTGACTTTGATTAATTCCAAACTGTCCAGCAATTGCAAAAGGATCAACCGCAGTTCCTTGTGTTGCTGCAAGACTTTTGTCTGCAATGTTGTTGACAAATCCCGCGCCGCCGCCCTGATTGGCAACAGTTGATAACGAGTTAGTATCTAGTCCTGTTGCAATACCAGTTGTTGGTATTGCAGTAACAGGGCTAGGTAAAAATTGATTTTTTAAATCAAAAGTTGTTCCGTTGTTAACAGCATTGGTAACAAATTGAACTGTTGCACCTGCACCAATACCAGATCCTAATACACTAGATCTTCTAATTTTTGTAGTTGCAATGCCAACAATCTGACTTGCTAGAGATCCTGCAACTCCTGTCAATCCAAGAGATCTTACAGCAGACTGTCCTATTTCTGTTATTAGTCCTGCAGGACTTAGCACTCGGTTTCTTAATCCAACTGCGGCTCGGGCCTGCAATGGAATGCCTCCTGCAGATTGATTTATGCCCCCTGGCACAACTCCGCCAAAGACTTGAGTGTTCAATCTTGTCACTCCTGCAAGAGGATTGGTAGTTGCACCACTTACTGATGCCACAGAAATTACTCCACCAAGGCCGCCGGTGGCTGCTGTAAAGTTACTCAATTGTCCAGGCAATCCTGGGCTTGGTAATACACGCTGTTGCTGGTTACGCAGATTTATTTCGTCTGGACGCTGACCCGGTGCTGCCGGTGCTGCTGGAGTATAATCAGAATTGACAGAATCTCGCATACTAGGCTTTTGATCCATTCTGGTGCTAGGGTCACTAGGGGCGTTGGTTCCTTTGCTGTTGGGAGTATCCTCGGGTGCAGGTTGTCCCGGCTGTCTAATAACTTCGAGAGACTGCAGGAACACTCCGTCTTTGAATGACGATTTAACTTTTGTAACTCTATAAACTCCGCTGAAAGGAACAAGTTTAGGATCAAAAAACATTGTGCCTCCATCTTCCAAGGGTTGAATGTCGATAGGATTTCTAAAATTAATTCTTACTAACACTTCTCCGTAGTTGAACGTTGCTTCACCGTCTTTTGTTGTTCTGTTATTTTGTTTGCTTTCTGGTTCAGGATTGTAATTTCCAATTCCGCCAGTTACTAGATAGAAGGGATCACCAAGAATATCTACTTCTCCAGTGAGCATACTACCTCTGGAATCTGTGATTGCACTATGCATAGATTTGGCCATGGCATAGTAAGGATCCTGTTGAGTTTGATTTCCTGAATCAGTATCAACCGATGTGTGTCTAGATGTAGACTGTGTTGGAGCCAAGGGCAACCCTCTGTTTTCAATATCTTCTAATTTAGTAGGGTTTCGCTGGGCAACAATTTTATTGCCAGGGCCTGCGGCGTCTCTAGCCGGTGGCGCTTGAAAATTTCCCAAAGAATTAGGCAATGCTTCAAAGAATAATGTGTTGAAGTTTAATTTGAAATTTTTTATATCTAAATTGTTTCCAGTGTAGATATAATTGTATTCTCGTTGACACAACTTTGTTAATTTTTCAATATCAATTTGCTCATTTCCATAATTGGGAATTCTTGTATATAAAATTTTGTAAGGAGTTACAACATAGGTAAAAATTTGATAAGGACGCTTTTTATCTTTGTCAATTGCTTCTTGATTTTCTGTTTCTAGCTTGACTATAAAATAATCAACCATGTCGTTGTCATCAACTACCTGTCTCCATTCTGACGGAGAACTTAATTTTTCAATTATTTCTCTAACATATTTGCTGTCTTTGATAATAGCAGTGATACATTCATGAATGTTTTTTCCTTCAGAAAAGTGAACAACAGGGCTGCTTGGCTCCAGTTTAAACGATTCTGGTCGTTTGGCATTTTGCGACGGCGATGGATTTGTTTGATCCTTGGGTTGGTTTGCCGTGGGCTTGGTTTCAGTTCCTGGATCTGGAAATTTGTACAATGCATTGTCTTTGAGCAATTCTGTTACTTTGGCTTGCCCAAGTTTATTAACTGTATCAGTTGTCCATCCAACTCCTTCTGTCCATACAGGAAATTTGATTCGATATATGTCGTGCTGGGTTGCATCCGCCTTGCCTTTTTTTATTTCTGCATTTTCGTCTTTTGCTTGCTTTGTGATACTTTCAACAAGATTGTTCAAAATTCCTTGAACTGTTCCTCCTGATATTTTTACAGCTTTTTTTATCTCGCTAGGGTTTCCAAACCCTCGTTCGTTGGCTGCAATAGCTTTTACTTGATATTTGGTTCCTGCTTGATCTATAGTAACATCTAGTCCAGTGAGTGTAATTGGAAAATATCTTGTGCCTTTGGGCTCTATCACAGGATTGGGCATTCCTTCGCCATCGGGATATCCCCAAAAATCCATCTTTAATACAAACACTGCCTGTGTGTAGGAAGGATATCCAGCAGCAATAGATGCAACATGCAAGGCCTCAACAAACCCATTGATACTGTATGGTTCAATTACATCAAACGACAGTGAAGTAGGCTGTGCAACGCCCTGAGGACCACCGGCACTCATCAATGTTTCAATGTCAATGTTATCTAAAAACATGTCAAATCTGCCAGGACTATTTTTATTAAATTGTTCTACCAATTTAGATCCAGAATAGTCTTTGTAAGAAACAGTAGTGCTTGAGGTAGTAACTTGTGTAGTTTTCTTTCTTAAAAAGCCGCCGGTGGTGGTAACTTTTTCTTGTTTTTCTTCTCTCTCCCTTTCAACAGGAGTAACATTAGGAGTAATACTAGCTGGACCTTTGCCTCCAGATCTTAAAACAACTAATTCAAGAGTGCTGTCTCTATAAGTTTTTGGATCAAATGCTTGTTCTTTTCGTAGAGCCGCTAGAGTAAAACTATAGGTGAAAGATCTATATTTGTGAAGTACGTTAACTGATGGACCCGACTGTTGTCGAGATGTTGGATTATTTTCGGTACTAAGACCAGCAGTTCTTCTGTCAGGAGTGACCGTCATATTATATTCCTAAAGTCTTTTTCATTGAGCTCAATTTAGGAAGATAGATCTTGATTCCTGCCAACAGATCAAACACAGGATCCTTTAGCATAGACGGATTTCTTGCTGAAAATACCCACCATAAACGAACATCATTGTAAAGGTCGTACGCCAACAGATCTGGTCTGTTTTCATAACTTTTTGTAACTGTGAATAATATGTCGTCGCTTTCAGCAGGAACTTCTCGGGGTGTCATTACATCCAGATATCCATTGTTGCTTGCAGTTAGATAATACGGACTTGTTTTTGTGTATTCAGCCATTATAGATAACCCTTTCCTCTTAACGATCCAATATCTAAATATTTGGTAACAGAAATTTGTTGCATCTCTGCTCTGCTGTAAGCAACTCTGCAAGTAACCGACAATGTTGATCTTGTTGGAACACTGGTCATGCTAATTGGGCCGCCGTTTTTGCCAACTGTGAAATAATCCACATCATCCGGCAAGTCATGCTTAAAATTTGTAATAATTATTGGAACATTCTTTAAAGAGTATTCTCCGTAGCCATCCAATCTGCAAACCGGCGGTGGTGCACCGCTGTCGGAATCTCCCACACGACCTCCAAATCTCATTTTTGTCAATGCGCTGAGTAGTCGTACAGTTGACAAATATATCAACGCTTCAGTTTCGTTTTGTACTGTGAATTTTCCAGTTATTGTTATGTCTGAAATACCACTACTTTTATAAAAATTTATTGCATAGTTACTGTGCAAGGGTTGTTGAGATGAATAGTCTGCCTTGTGTTCCAAAGAAATTGTAGGAGTGTAGGGAAAAATTACTCCGCCGAACCCCTGAGAAGACAATTCACCATTGGCAGATCCTTGGGTCAGTGTTGTAAGATAGTTTGACGGTACACGAATTTTTACACGCATATCTTTGCTATTATCACTTTTGCTATCTCCAGGTAAACTTTGTATTGTTGTCTGTGTAGCAGGCGCTGGCAATTGACGTTCTGCGCCAGGCTTGACATTGCCTAGATCTCTAATAGCGCCAGCCGACACTGGAGAAATATTTTGACGATTGCCTGCAGATATCAGAGCATCAGCTGTGGCACCAAGAATTGACGGATTGTTCAATCGTGCAACATATTGTTGTGTAGATTTTGATAAGCTGGGTAACGTAGATTTGTTTTCCGTAAATAGATCATACTCTGCTTTTGAAACAGGTTTACCATTTACCTCGTAAATATTTGTACCTTGTGCCATTCTTTTTTTCCTTTGTATGTTATTTAACCAATAAATAATCTGCTAACTTAATAACCTGTGGTTGACACGCCACACTATTGTGTTATACTAGTAAAATAAGGATAACAATAATAAGATGACTCTTTTTCCCACCATAAGAAAAACAAAATACCTAAACAACCGAGACCTGTTAGCAGAAATACATCAAAGCAAATGTTCATTTTCCAGTTTTGAACTGCCTGACTATTCTCAATACGATATTATCTTGCCCAGCTTAGACAAAGTCAATCGACTGACTATTACCGAAGCAAAACGGAATCGAGCAAAACGTATGGGATTAAGAGCGTTTGCTGTAGCAAGAAACGGTGGGGACAAAAAGATCAAACTTGCTGAGTGTACTCCTGCATACACTACCTTTGCAAAAGAAGATGTTATTATTAGAATAATGACATTTGATCATATACCACTTGCACCCGGACGTAAAAAGACTGTAAAAAATACTGCCGACAGTCATGACAAGGTAAACTTTCCTCCGTTCCAGCACTGGAAATACAATGACAACGATGAACTAGTTTGCGTGGGAAAAAGTCACTGGAAAGGTGATATAACAACTGGTACATTTAGCAAAGATCACGGTAGGATCACAGAAAATCTCGGACGTATGTTTATCAAACTCAGTGAACGGTATGCACAACGCAGCAACTGGCGTGGTTATACCTACATTGAAGAAATGAAGGGTCAAGCAATTTTACAACTGAGCCAAATTGGTCTACAGTTTGACGAATCAAAATCAGAAAATCCGTTTGCTTATTATACCGCAGCAGTTACCAATTCATTTACACGTATATTGAACATTGAAAAGAAGAGTCAAAACATTCGTGATGATCTGCTTGAAGAAGCAGGATTAACTCCAAGTCTTACTCGACAAAACAGTCAAGGATACGCAGAAGAAATTGCCCGACAAGCCGAATTGTACAAAAACATGCGTATGCCAAAAAGCGAAGAGATTACCATTGAAGAAGAATACGACGACGAAGATAAAACAGCTTGACATTGCCCATTGCAATCTCTATACTATAAAATAGGAGAATTATACAATGGAGTTATTTAAAAAAGTAGCCTGCTTTACAGATATTCACTTTGGTTTGAAATCAAACAGCACATCACATCTGCGTGATTGTGAAGAATTTGTAGACTGGTTTATTGCAGAAGCCAAAAAACAAGGAGCAGAAACTTGTATCTTCCTAGGCGACTGGAGTCATAATCGTAACAGTCTCAACTTGTATACACTCGATACCAGCATCAGATGTTTAGAAAAATTAGGTGCTGCATTCGAACAGTTCTTTTGGTTTCCTGGTAATCACGATCTGTTCTACAAAGATAAACGAGACATTCATAGTTCAGCATTTGGCAGACATATCCCCGGCGTCACTGTGGTTGAAACAGTAACCACCATAGGTGATGTGACCTTGGTGCCGTGGTTGGTGGGTGACGAGTGGAAGTCTATGAAGGATCTCAAAAGCAAATATGTTTTTGGACACTTTGAATTGCCTAAGTTTTTTATGAATGCCATGGTACAAATGCCAGATCACGGTGAACTTAAAGCCGAAGACTTCGACGGTCCTGAATATATTTTCAGTGGACACTTTCACAAACGACAAAACAACAGCAAAGTTGTGTATATCGGCAACGCATTTCCGCACAACTTTGCAGATGCGTGGGACGATGATCGTGGAATGATGACTCTAGAATGGGGAGGGGAACCAGAATTCACTAACTGGCCCGACTGTCCCAAGTACCGAACTATCAAATTATCAGAGTTAATTGATAAAAAAGATTCAATTATGAAAAGCAAGATGCATTTCAAAGTTAATCTAGACATTGATATTAGCTTTGAAGAAGCTAACTTCGTTAAAGAAACGTTTATTAACGATTTTGACATACGAGAAATAAGTCTAATCCAAGACAAAACAAATCTTGACGGCACTGTTGATGATAACCCCGATGGAAGATTTGAGAGTGTGGATCAAATCGTAAC